ATAAAGCCTGGAATCGACCAAACCGACAGGGAGCCAATAGATTGTTATGGGCATTGCACTCTACCTGAACAGATTATAGATTTAATAGGTTATACAGTAAGCGATGATTCTTATATATATGAAGATCCTGTAGAGTTATTTGAGAAAATAAATGAAGAAACTACCCCCGCTAGATACTCAGACGGTTCTCATTATCAACCAGATAAACGTGCAAAAAATTACAATACTTTTAAATTTCAAAATGTTCTGATGGGCACAAGGAGCGAGCTTTGGCTAAAGAAAAAGACCTCTGGAGATTGATTAAGGTCAATCTACGAGATATACATCTACAACGAATAGAAACAGGAGCAACAGGTTCTGGAGTGCCTGATGTCAATGGTTGTGCGAAAGGTCAAGAGTTTTGGATAGAGTTAAAAGAAATACACTCTGGGAACGCACTCACTCTACGACCTATGCAAGTTGCGTGGATAGCTAAACGTGCTCAATACGGCGGACAAGTTTTTGTTTTAGCAAGAAAAAATGAAGTTATAAAGTTGTTCCACGTAGATGGTCTACTAGGTGCAAAAGAACTTATTGACGAAGGTTTTAAGAAGAAGGCTCTGGTTAAGCTTGTTCCTCCTTACGATTGGGACGCTCTCGCTGCTGCTTTACTATCGTAGGTTTCTTCTTTTACTATATACCCCGTAGTTTACAGCTACGCTCATTTAACAGTGCAAACAAAACGGAGGTTTTTTATGGCACATCAAATAGAAACAATGGCGTGGGCGAATAAGGTACCATGGCACGGATTAGGTGTCGAAGTATCTGATGACCTTACACCATTGCAAATGCAGGAGGCAGCAAGTCTTGACTGGACAGTTAGTAAACGTCCAAGTTATACGCTTGACGCACCTGAGTGGAGCGACGACGTGGGGTTAATCCAAGCGGAAAATACTTTCCACATTGTTCGTGATTCTGATAACCGTGTTCTTAGTCATTGTGGTAGGGATTATGTTCCTGTGCAAAACGAGGACATATTTAAGTTCTTTAAACGTTTTACCGAAGCGGGACACATGAAGATGGAGACTGCGGGTAGCTTAAAGGACGGTGCAGAAATTTGGGGTTTAGCTAAAATTTCTGAGGACTTCGAGCTTGCGGGCGAAGACCATATTAAAGGTTACCTTTTAATACACCAACCGCATGTCGTTGGTAAGTCGATGACCGTTAAACTTACACCTATTAGAGTAGTGTGCAATAACACACTTACTTTCGCTTTAGGTGATAAGGGTACAGCGTCTTTCCGTATGCCACACGTTAGAGAGTTTGATGCAGACGTTATGGAAGCTGCGGAAGAAGCTCTAGGGTTATCGGCAGAGAAGATGAGTAAGTTTAAGGAAGCGGCAGAGTTTCTTTCTAAGAAGAAAGCTAAACACCCGCAGTTCTTAGACTTCGTCGGAGAGCTTTACCAACCTAATACCATGCTTACTTATAGGCATGAGCAGCAGCTTAAAGCTGATGGTAAGTTGATCGGTGAGCAAACGCCGCTTATTGATCAATTTAATAAGTACCCTAAATTAGTTGTTGATGCTCTTGAGCAACAACCAGGAGCTCAGTTAGCTTCTTCTAAAGGTACTTGGTGGGGTGCATTAAATGCGGTTACCTACGTAGAAGACCACTTACGTGAGTCTCACGAGAAGGGTAATACCCTACACAGCTCATGGTTTGGTGTAGCGGCTAATCGTAAGGCGAAAGCTCTCGATCTAGCTATTAAGTACGCTGAGGTTGCATAATGGCTGACAGCCCAAAAGACTACAAAGTAGACGGTTTCGTGATGAGTAGTGTTTGGGTTGCTTTGTATGAGTCAGGTCAAGAAGACTTGGCTCATGCAATATCGGACATCATGATACAACAAGGTTGTCAAGAACTTATCGGGACTGAAGATCCCGCTATGTTGTTGGCTTTTTGGAGAGGCTATATGGAAGACAGGGGCATGATATATACCGTGCCTGAACCAGAGGAGGTTAATTAATGGCTGACTATAAAATAGAAAAGAATGTACCGTTGCCTACGGATTTACGATCTAAGAACACTTACCCGTTCGAAGATATGGAAGTAGGGGACTCTATATTTGTTAAATTAACGAAAGAAGATGATGCTCAACGCTTACGTAATCGTTTAGCTCAAGCTAGTCGTAATTTTGGTAAGAAACAAGATCCCGAGTGGACTTTTGTTCTTAGATATATGTTAGAGAGCTATGGCTCACTAGAAGTATCAGGAGTTAGGATATGGCGAAAGAGTTAGAACCAACTCAATACGTAAGAGATTTAGAGAAGCACGTAGATCATCAGGCTAACGATTTAGTAAAGGCTAGAGCTTTACTAGAGAAAAGTCTTAATATGATTGATATTGTTCCTAATGCTATGCTTTGGGAAGATGTTGCAAAACTAAAAGATGATATTGGTGATTTTCTCTACGGGGCTGATCGTAATTACGTTAATCAAGGTTAATCGTATAGTGCTTTACTTTCTGGGTTTGGCACTATACAATGGTTATAGTTTGTTGGTAAACAAGCTGAAGGTTGCACTTACGAGTGTGTTATTATAATTTAGAAAGGAGAATGTTATGGCTACATCTACAGCTAAAAAGACTGTTAAGAAGTCGATAGCTAAGAAAAATAGTGGGGTTGTGATACCCGAGCCCACTACTTCTAGCAATGGGTCACCTAGAACGCTTTACAAGTTTACAGGTAAAAAACCTGAAGACTGTAAAACTGCTCAAATGAGAGCACTGGTTGACACAGCTGCTACAGCTAAGAAAGAGGATTTAGACTCTTCTAGCTTTACAGCTCAAGACTTAACTAAGTTAGCAGTTAAGATGAAGATACTTGCTACACGTCAGGAGCCGCTTAGAATCTTTAGGTTCTACGCTAAGAGACTGACGGATGAAGGTTACTTTGTCAAAGTCTAATTAATGGGGAGCAAGAGCTCTCAAGTCCTGCGGTTTTGTTATTTGTTTTGCCGCAGGACGACTTAAAAGGAGGAATCCATGTATAAAGTAGAATTAATAGATAACAACGGTAAGACTACGACTACATCAGTCAGGACGATAGCTCGGATCGTTGTACAAAAAATCAAAGAAAGTCAGTTCAGACAGAAAAAATATTTATCAGGAGATGAGTTTGCACTTTATCAGTTGATATTTGATGCCTTCGAAGAGGCGAAAGAAGAACAAGAAGATTCGGTGAGCTGATGACACAATTTAAAGAATTAGTCGAAAGACAAAGAGCTCTACTAAAAGCAGAACAGTGGGGTGGCGAGATAAAATCAATACACACACATAGACTAAAATCATGCTGGTATGACGATCGACCAGAAGATACAGAACGTGGCTATGTTACTGATTTTGAATACAATAATGGGAAAATAGAGCGGCAGCAAAACGACAAGATTATCCACGTTTGGTGGGAGTATGAGAAGAGTGCTGAGCAGATTTTGGAGGACATGTAATAGTGCTTTACTTTGTAGCCTTTGTACCTTTAATATATCTATATCGTTTATTAGAAAGGAGAATATATGAAACAGAAACGTATGACAGCCGAGGAACGCAGACGTATTAGCAGTCAGTACACTATTGCACCTGCGTATAATAAAGGAGCCTATCAGGTAATACCTAAAGAAGATATTAAACATATAGGCAAATGAAGCATAAAGTCAGGTTTAAGAATTTCGGCGGTAAGCATAAAACTGTTGCTGGAAAAATGGAACGTTTGGAGCCTGCAATGTCCAGTCGCCAACGTAGAAGATTAGAAGCTAAAAAACGTAGGAGCAAAAAATATGTCAACAGACGTGATGAAAATAGCGACTCTTAAAGAGTTAAGAAGAATAAACGGTAGGTCGATTATGTCGGAATATAACCAGACTGTAGACCTAGATAAAGTAGAGGAAGATGTGAGGGCTTGTGGTTATGACCCCGACGAAGTACAGTTTCCTAGTACGTTTTCGATGATACACGAACATAAACACGGACTAAAAACAGAGCCGCATATGCGAGTTAAGTTCATCGGTCCCATGAGTATCGCTAAAAAGATTAAAGTCGATTTCTTACTCGATATGAGTACTAAAGATTATAACGAACTAGAGACGGTAGAATCTATAGAACCTGAGGGGGAGGTATGAAAGCTAAAAAGATAAGAAGAATTCTTAAAGATGGTGGCGTGGATTGGCGAGAAGCTAAGCACGTACAAGGGGTAACGAAAGATCGTGACGGTAACGAACAAAGACACCCAACGATCTTTTTAGACCCTAAATGCGGAAAAGCCATTTATAGGAGGATGAAGAAAAAACTACGTTGAACGTTTGCTTTAGGCTCGTTTGTTCGTCGTTTATAATTTATATATAACTTAAACAGAAAGGAGAAAGTTATGAGTA